TTTGTGGCGACGTGTCTTTGACAACCGGGCTCCCAAGCGTCGAAACGTCCCAAGGCGTCGAGAGCGTGTAGCCGTTGATGTCCTGGCCCGTGTTGCCTGCGACATAGCATTTGTCCCCGGCCGCAGAGAACCAGAGGCCCGTTGGGAAGGTGTCCTCGGTTCCCACGCTGCCTGACTCGGTTGCGTAAGCCAGCCTGGTTTCCGGCTCTGTTTCCCACCATTCGTGAATGAAGACGTTGTAACCGGCTGCCTGGAGCGCATCCTGGATGTAGCGCGGGTCTTGGCCCCCCTGTGCTTTCCATCTGGCGTCGAGCGCGGCGCGGCGTGCCGTCTCCGTCCCTTCGCCTTTGAGGGCGAACTGCTTTTCCCATTCCGAGAGCTGTCTGGTGGTGTCTGGAAACAGGTCGAGCCACACGTCATCGACAAAGACCACCGCGTCTTCGGTCGGGCTTTTGGAGAGCGCCTGGAAGAAGCTCCGCAACGTCTTCTGCAACGTGATGCGCCACGTTTCCGAGTGTGGAAGGAGATGCTGGAACTGGCGGAAATAGCGGCTCATGTCACCCCATCACCGTTCGTCCGATCACGTCCATTTTGACTTGGCCGCTGCCTCCAGTGTTCGTGGACAAGAGGTAGCCAAGGCCGAACGTCGCGCACGCATGACTGCTCCCGGTGATGGTGTAGGTCGTCGCGTTGTGCGTGGCCGTCGTCAAATCCCAAGCGGTGCTTAGGTCGTATGTGTTCACAGTGGTACCGTTTCCGGTGAGGAGTATTTTGCCGTCGTCGGTGAGGTGTACGTACTGCGGGGACAGCACGTTTGCTGTGGTGTCGAGCACCTGTCCCGTTGCGAATCCAGCGCCACTGAGCGTCCACGGCGTCGGCAGGTCGTAGCGGTTGATTTCGTTTCCCACACCGTCGCTCGCGGCATAGAGCTTCGTGCCCCCGTCCGCGATGAAGATGCCGCGCACACTGTCATTTTCTGTGCCGAGGCCAAGACTCAAGGAGTCGTAGGTTGCGGTCGTGACGTCCCAGGGCGTTGAGAGCGTGTACTGGAAAACATTGTCCTGGTCGTCCGAAACCCACATCTTTGTGCCGGTGTCTGGCCGGAACCAGACAGATTCCGCCGTGACGTTTACCTCAGAGATGGTTTCGGAGTGGTCTGGCGTGAGGGTGCTGCCGTCGAGCCTGAACCGTCCGTCCGGGAAGGAGTACCTGTAAACCACAGCGCCGTTGCAAACCCAAAAGTATCTCCCACGTGGCTCGACGTAGGGGCCTCGAATGTTGTCCTGGCCAACGTCCGACTGCACGTCCAAGTCAAATGCGTTGCCGAGGTCTGGAAAGTGCCGCAAGCGGCCCGCAGAGCCCAGGCGCACGTCGAGTGCTTCCACGATCTGCGAAAGGTTTTCCGCGATGCCAACGGCCTCCGGGTTACCGCTCGCGGTGAGGTCGGCGATGCCGAGCATGGCCTGAACGAAACCATAGAAGTCGTTGAGCCAATCCTTTTCGAGCGGAGTGCCTGAGCCGTCGCCCGCAGTGGTCACGTTCTGCGCTTTGCCGTTCGGGTATCCGTTCGGGTCACTCGTGTCGATTTGTCCTGGATACTTAGAGGATGGGATGATGGCCATGTTGGTCCTTAGGGTGTGAACGTGATGGTGCCGAGCTTTGCTTTCTCACCATCGCTTAGCGTGTAGGCGTTGAGTTGGGTCAGACCACGAAACAGCGTGACGACCGCGATGGTTGCGCCAATGGCGTTGGCGGCCTCGGTCGCGACACCCGCCACGGAGCCCTGCGTTACGCGGTTGGCGCGCGGAAGAGTCGAGAGCCCGACGATGAAGGGTTCCCGAGAGCGGAGCCAGTCGTCTACGGCGTCCGTCACGGCCTGCTCCACTTGGGCCACGGTGGCTGACCCGGTGACGGTGAGGCCCTGCACGACGACCGTGAAGCCCGTTCGCGTGATCGGGAGCGTATTCACGAGGTCGTTGGCCGGGCGGTTCGAGGCAAGGCCAGCGTCATCCAGCTCAATCGCAGCCGCGACCGCATCGAGCTGGGCTTGCGTCGGGATGCCGTCTTCGGAGCCGCTGGACGCCTCGGTGGCTTCGACATACACGTCGACCTCGCCTGGGGCGCCTGTGTACGGGTAGACGGCGAGGATGCCAGCCACGTCGGAGCCCCAGAGGCGATAATCAGCGTATGCGCCCCCCTGTGGCTGTAGGGCGGCCCGGTCGATGACGCGCTGGCGGTAGACCTCCGGGTCCTCCGCGTTGGCGCCCGTGACGGTGGTGCTGGCCACTACGGCGTCTGTGGCGACGTTCGCCTGCGGGTTGACGAACGAGATCACGTCTGCGTCGTTCAGGTTCCCCAGCGTGCCCACGCCACCGTTGCCTGACTGGTCGCTGCTGGCACGGACGGTGATGGTCTTGGTTGCCGCGTCCAGCGTCACCGCTGAAAGGGTAAGGTAGAGCACCCCTGTGTCCGACCGAAGGAGCTGTGACCCTGCGGCGAGCGTGCCTGTTTGGTTGAGGACGGTGATGGTGGCGGTGCCCTCCCAACGTGTTGCGTCATTGGGTTTGCCGACGCCCAGTAGCACGCCCCATTCGGTGAGCGGGTTGACCGTCTTGCCGTTGATGACCGTGTCCTTGGACGACGCCGTGGCCACGAACATCTGGAGCAGTGAGAAGCCCGCGTACTTGTAGACAAGGATGAAAACGCCAGCGAGAACCTTTGCGAGAACGCGCGTGAACGCCTTCGGCAAGAACGGGATGGCTTGGCTAAGCTCGGCCGCGAGTTGTGCGACGATGTTGTCGCTGATTTGTTGGATCGTCGGCGTGGTCAGGCTCATGTCAACGCCCACTCTTGTTCGAAGTTGAACTCATACGTGCTGTCCCCGATCTCGATGTTCACCTCGATGTTCACCGCATTCAACGCTGGAATGGTCACGAGCACCCCGACGTCGTTGGCCACGCCCTCCTCAACGAACCATTCGAGGTCGCTGACAGCCGCGTCTTCGATGCGGAGGAGATTTGCTGAAACCGCAGGGATGCTGTTGAGCAAGTATTGCGTTCGTGACCTGTATTGTCTGGACGGCTCGTTCTCGGTGAAGTTGCCCCACCATTGAAGGCTGGAGCCCGCGTCGCCGCCGTCGTCGTCTTTGTTGCCGCCGAACAAAGACAGGTATGCGGCTGTCTCGAGCCCGTCTGCGGTCACGGCGAGCCCGTTGTCGTAGTCGATTTCGCCGCCGTCGTTGGTCTGGTAGAGCCGAACGTCTGTCATGTGCCCTTTACCTTGTCCGTTGCCGTGTCACCCACCTCATACGGCACGGTCGTCACCTTGACTGGAGCTTGAATCACGCCTGCGGTTCCGCCTCCGCCAGTCACCGCCGACGTGATATGAATGTGATTGTCGTGCGCATCCTGCAAATCGTCGATAGACGCCTTGATGTCGTCGAGCTGAGCTTGAAGTCGGTCGTCTCTTGGGATGAACTCGGCCGGGTCGTCCTCGGCAAGATGCACGAAGCCGTCGTTGGTCAGGCGAATCGTGACTTGGATGACCCCGTCGGCGTCTCGTGAGTAAAGACGGCGTTCGCCTTCGAGCGCCGTCGGCTCGTTCACCGGGTCGAGGAAGCCGATGGCGATGTAGCGTCCGGTGCCTGGGATCTCCACCAGATGCACCCGGTCGGTTGGAAGTGCCCGTGCATCATCGCCCGCGCCCTGGAACAGCTCGCCAGTGAGGTTGGGTCCCCCGCCTGGGTCGACCTTGATGTCTGTGACCGGCACATCGTCGACCGTGGTCCGCAAGAACTCCAGAACCGTGCCGATCAATCCCACGGCAACACCGTAGGCAAAACACCGTTGAACGCGCCAGGCAAAACCAGGCCGAGACTTGCAGTCGTGCTTTCTTTGTCCTGTCTGAGAATCACGTCGCGAACCAAAAGTGTCGTCTTGTTGTAGATCATGGCGTCCGGCGCTTCGAGCGTGACGAGCGTGTTGGGGGTGAACAAAGACCCCTGTGGGTCCCGCCACGTCGGCAGGCTCACGACGTAGCTCACCATATTGCCGAACATCCGCGCCATTTTTGCTTGAACGGCGGTCGGCAGGTCTGGCGGTCGAACGTCCTGTGCAGTGAACGTCAGGGGTCTCGTGACCCCGCTGAGGCGCGTGTTTTGAACGGTGTACTTGCTTCCCTCGCGGGAGGCTTTGGTTTTGGAAAGGCCGGTGATTTCGCTGTAATAGGCCTGCGGGCTGAACGTCGCGGCCACCGACTCCAACGGGGGTTCCCCCTGTTGGAGCTGGACGACCGGAACGCCCGAAGCAATCGACTGGAGAAAGACGAGCGCGCCCGTCGGACTGTCGCTGATGACGAGGCTCCGTTGCCTCGCGAGCTCGGCGAGGAAGTTGCGAACCGAATCCTCGGGTTTCAACGCGACGCGGCGAAAGGATGCGCCGTCTGGCGCTTCGAACTCGACACGGAGGCCAAACGGTTGCGCGAGCTGGTCTGCGATCTGACGAAGCGTCAGGCCATTGAACTCCAAAGGGAACGCGCTGCTAGGCGCGTGGATGTCGGAGAGCTGCGCCGGAAGCGAATATCCGTTGCACAAGACGCTTTTACTATCGGCCGTGACCTTGGGTTCAACACCGACGAGCTGCCCGGTGAACAGGTCGGCGCCGTCGACTTTGACGTTGAGGCTCTTGTAGCTGAACGGCTGGAAGGTTTCCCTGAACAGCGTCCGTTCGCTCTCAAACGGGGCCGTGAAGGTGCATGTGCTGAAGTTGTCGAGGGCGAGCGTCAGCTCTACCGTGTCCCAAAACGCCCACGTTTTCTGGTCAATGCTGAGCGCGACGTTTTCAGGGGTAGTAGACAATGGTTCGACCCCGTGGAAGTTCTAAAATCTCCGAGCCTGTGAGGCTGTTGCTTTGGATGAGGAAGTCGAGACGGTCGTCGACCGATCCGTAGACCTCGGCGGCCACGTCCAGGATGGTTCGCGCCCGGTCGAGCACGATTCGCTTCTCTGGAATCAGCGTGAACGAGATTTCCACGAGGAACCCTGCCGCCAGGGCGGCGGCCGAGGTCAGCGCTTGGTACGAAGTGCCAACGTCGATGAGTTCGGTGTCCGTGTACCCCTGCTCCCGCCACGGGATGAGGGCGTCGGCTTGCTCGAGGATGCTATTGGCAGCGTTTAGGGCGTCCGGCTTGGTTTCAAAGGTGTTGTTGAGGACGCTCGTCATGGTGCCAGCGAGGCCGGTCGATGCGTTGAGGTCGCTTGTGACCCAATCGTTTTGGATCTTGGTTTTGGTTCGCGGGAGGTCGAATCCCAGGACCGTGCCCGGTTGGCCCTTCACCGACGCAAAGATGTCCTGGGCAAAGGTGCCGTAGGCCAAAACCCGGTCCACGATGCCCGTGAGCGCCCGACCTGGAATCGTGATCATGTTCGTGATCTGCTGCGCGAGCACCAAGGGTTCGCCCACGAGCACGTCGAGGCTGAAGTTGATGGCGTCCTGAGCATCGCGAAACTCGTTGATGACGGCGGTGTCGAACGCGGCCACGGTGCCGAGCGCGGCGTCGGCCGTTTGCAGGAAGCCCCGAACGGTCGTCGAAAGGTTTTGCCTCGCGATTTCCGTCTGAACCTGGATGTCTGCGTCGAACTGACTCGCGGCGGCCACCTCGTAGTCGGCGAGGGCCTGCGCGAGCTCGCTCCTGGGGTCGGACTGCGGAGCCGGATAGACCAGGCCCGTGGTCGTGAACCACGTGACTTCAAAAATGGTCTGGTTGGAGCCGTCTTTCAGGTCATCCCGGCGTGTGATGGAGCCCATCGGAACGACGCTGAGCGCGCCGTAGAAAGGGTGTTCGAGGCGGCCGACGCCTGGCTCGAGCAGCGCTTGCTCGAACTGCGTGGCCTGAAGGTCGTGGTCGTCGCCCCAAAAGTACACACGCAGCGGATATTGCCGTGGGCCGAAGCCATTGGGCTGGATGTAGGCGTCATTGACGCCCGGAAACTCGAACGCCTTGTTTCGGAGCGGCGTGTCGCGTGAGACGTTTTCGTAGAAGAACGGGATGCGTGTCCCATCTGGAGATGTGTAAGCCGCCTCACGAACCCGCTCGAGCCAGCTCATCAGAACGCTCCTGAGGGTTCGAGGCTGATGTTGCTGCCCGTGGGGGGCGTGCTCATGAACTCCGTGCCCGGTGTGGCGCGAATCGTCAGCTCGCTCCGGTCGATGCTTGTGCTTTCGTTGATGCTTTTCACCGTGCGCTCTCCTGGGCCTTCAACGCGCGTGCTGCCTGCGGTTTCGCCGCCGCCGCCGAACTCGATGCCGAAGAAGCTCGCGAACTTGGCGGCGCCGTTCTTGATGAAGTCGAACGCGCCCATGAGCTTGGCTTTGATGCTGTCCACGACCTCGACGAACCAGGCTTTGATGTCCATGCCCACGAGCTTCATCGCCTGCCACAGCTCCGTGAACAGCGCTGTGATTTCAGGCCAGTACGCCACGATGAGCGCGATGCCGGCGAGGATGGCCGCGATGACCAGGACCACGGGGTTGGCGGCCATGACGAGATTGAGGGCGAGCCCGGCGTACTTCCAGGCCGTCATCAGGGTCGTGATGGTCTGGACGGCCGTAGCGAGGGTCCAAAGGGCGGCGACTGTGATGCCGATGCGTTTGAACCACGTCCAGATGAGCGGGAGGTTTTCCAGGATGGCCCCGAGGAAGTCGGCGATCTTGGTGGCGATGAGGTCCTTGTTGGCCCGCACCCAGTCCGTCATCGAATCGATCGTGTCTTTGAGCGGCCCCTTCTCCATGTCGAAGATTTTGATTTTGACGCTCTCGACCGCGCTGGCGAGGCCCTTGAGGCTGCCTTGGACCGTGTTCCGCATCGTGCCCGCCATCTTGTCGGACGTGCCCTGTGCGGCGTTCATGGCCTCCTCGAAGGCTTTCATGCCTTCGGTGCCTGCCTCCATCAGCGTGAGCGCAGGGCCGACCGTCCGCTTGCCGAAGATGGCATCGAGGAGCTTGAGCTTGGCTTTCTTGCTCATGCCTTCCGTTTTCGCCGCAAGCTCGCCCATGAGCACGGAGAGGTCTTTGAGGCCGCCTTGGCCGTCGCCTACCTCGATGTTGAGCTTTTTCAGCGCCTTGGAGCCAGCGGCGGCCGGTGCCGCCAAGCGGAGGAACATGTTTCTGAGGGCGGTGCCCGCCTCGCCGCCCTTGATACCGGCGTTGGCGAGGATGGCGATGCCCGAGCTGACCTGTTCGATGTCGGAACCGGCAGCAACCGCAGTGGGTCCCACTTTCTTGATCGCCTCGAACATCTCCTCGAAGGTCGTGTTGGCGCTGGTGCTCGTCTTCGCCATCACGTCGCTGACTCGAGCCAGGTTGGCTTGGAGCTGAGTCGCGTCCTCGGTCATGAGGTTGAAGGCGCCCAGGGTGTCTGTGGCGAAGTCGGAGGCCGTGCCTAGCTCGACCTGCGCGGCTGTGGCGAGGTTGACGACGCCTGGAAGGGCCGCCATCGCCTGCGTGGCATTGAACCCTGCCATCGCTAGGAAGTTGAGCCCGTCGGCCGCCTGCGAGGCTGTGAACTCGGTCGTGGCCCCGACCTCCTGTGCCTTCTGACTGAGGGCTTCAAACTCTTTGGTGCCCTTTTTGATACCCTCTGGGAACTTGGCGGCGGCGGCCGTGAGCGTCTGCTCGAACTCCATGCCTGTGCGGATGATGTTGGCGAACACCCCTCCGATCACCGCCCCAGCGGCGAGGGCCGCCACCCCGACCTTGCGGAGCCCGGCCTTGAACCGGCCGGCCACCCTGTTCGCCTTGCGCATTCCCCGCTCCACGACCCGTGAAAACTTGGAGAACCGCTTTTCCATCTTCGCGATGGGCTTGGTGAACTTGTCTTTGGCCGAAATGATGGCCTCGACGCTAAATCGGGCCATTATTTCCGTGCTTTCGGCTTCGTGTGCTCACGGAGCTCGCGACGCAAGCCGTTGTAGAAGAACCGGATTTCAGAAAGCGTAAGGCTTCGCGGGTCTGGCAGACCGGCGTAGTCGCGACACACCTGGAGCAGCATTTCTGTGTAGACCGCTTGCATCGTGTGAGTGCCCTTGGGCAGCTTCTCGTCCGCACCATGTCGAACGAGGGGTGTCGCGACGTTTAGGCCAAAAAAAGCGTCGTAATCGCAACGCACACCTTGAGGTCACGCCACTCCATGCGGCTGAAGCGTGCCTCGTTGGTGTGCGTCATATCCGCCATCGTGGCGTACATCTTGGCGACGTCCCTGCCTGCTTTCTTGTTGTCCATCGCGATGACCGAGGCGCCTGTCGGTTCATGAAAGGTGAGGGGCTCTTGGTTCCCCAACTGGGGCGTGTAGACCAGTTGTCCCTTTTCATCGACCGTCAGCAACCCTCGTCTCATCGCGCGTGTCAGCTTCCGCTTGTTGTCCAAAAAGCTTGAAAGGTCCGCTTCGTTCATCTCGGATTCGTCCAAATCGAGATCCATCGCCTCGACGAACCGCTCAAACTCTTGGTCGGCCACTTCTGCTGCTACGACGTCGTTTCCCATGATCGCTGCCTTACTGCTGCGTCATTTCTCCCTGTCCCATGAGGCTGATCGTGGCAGTCGCGTTTTGCGAGCTGAACTCGATCGTGTCGGCAACCGTGCCGGAAGCCTGGTAGGTGACTCCTGACGCGAACGTGATGGAGACTGCCACGTAGTCCGTGCCATTGGCAATCTCCTGAAGGAACTGTTGGTCCCCTCTGTCCTCGTCGATCTCCACCACGAGGCCAGAAAGCCCCCAGGGAACCCGTGTTTTGATGATGCGTGCCGTGCCGTCGCCATTGGCTGCGATTTCGTTCTCGAAGCCTCCCAGGTTTCTGGTCACGTCCGCGTCCGCTGTCACCGGGAGCAGTCTCCCCCGAATGGTCACATCTTGGATGCTTCCGCCTACCGCTGCCATTGTCTGCCTCCCTTACGCGATGACGGCTTGGGTTCCGAAGAAGAAGCCGAAGTTGAGTGTCGTGTTGATGATGTTGGTGTTGCCCGAGAGCTGGATCGTCGTCTCGGCATTCAGGCGCTTGGGGTTCCCCACGTCGATTTGCGCGATGGTGGTGGTCTTCGCCGTTTTCGCATCGCTGATGATGGCCGCGAGGCCAAGCGAGTCGAGCACGTCGTTGATCGCCGCGACGGCGCTCTTGGGCTTGCGTGCGTTTGGGTTGGCCGTGGGGCTGTCATCGGGGATGAGCGGCTTTCCCTGCCAGTCATCGTTCGCAAAGATGAGGTCGATGTTGAAGATGACGTTTTGCAGCTTCACGATGTCGACGATGAAGCGATACGCCGGGATGGGTTCGCCCTGTGGCGAATACGGCGTCACGAGGTTGCTGATTTCCGGCACCCCGTCGACCACCTCGATGGTGGAGCTTCCGGCCTTGATGGCCACGTCACGCTGGATGAACGTCCACTGCTCGGCATCGGTGCCGGCCGTGATCGTGTTGAGGGCTTGCCCGGTGTAGTCCGTCGGCGGATTGTTCTGGGCAATCTTTGCGACCCTTGCAGCGGTACGCGCGGCGACCACGAACGGGAGGTTCGGGGAGCCCGGTGCCACGGCCTGACAGTTGATTTTGTCCGTTGTTCGGGTGGTGGTGTCGGTGGTCGCCGTGGCCACGTCGGCCTCGGTGTTGCCGAAGATGCTGAACAGCGGCTTTTTGACCGTTTCGCCCCATCGGCCGTCCCCGAAGGTCTGGATGAGGTCGAGCGATGTCGTGTCACCTGGGTCCATCGCGTTGATGACGATGGTTTCCCAAACGTCGCCGATGAGGTCGAGGCCGTCCTGCACGTCCGGGTTCACCAAGCCGCCTGTGGGCTGCGTGATGGTCCAAATGGTGCCGAAATCTTCCCCGACCACTTCCACGAACAGGTCGTTGCCTGAGGTGCCTTCCCACTTGGCGTCGAGGTCTAGGACCGTGGTGCCGTCGGTCGCGATGACAGGCATCTCGAGGACTGCGTTGATGGCGGCGGTGGCCGCCGTCACGATGGCCGCGACCGTCGCGCTCGCGTCAACGACGAACGCCTCCGATCGGATGCCGTTGACCACCACCCTGTAGGCTGCGGCTTCGGTCTGCGTCCCCGAGGGCGTGATGTCCCCGGCAGCCGCGACGCCGCTTGCGTCGTCGTCGAGCGGAAGCACCGTCACCGGAATGGTGCCGACGCCATCGCCATTGGCGGGGAACAGCTCCCTGGCAATGAGATGGACCGGCGAACCGTATCCGTAGATGCTTCCAGCCTGCGGCGCGCTGGTGATTTGGAACTTCGTGTTTGTGTACGTCGCCTGAGCAGCAGTCGTGCCCTGGGCGAGAATGGAGATTCGTTGCGGGAGATTGACGATGCCGCCGCCGCGAAGATCCTTGAACACTGTTTCGATGCCGATGACTCGTGCAACGGCGGATGCGTCCACTGCCATTGTTTTCTCCTATGGATAGTTGGCGACGAAATACACTTCGCCGGTTTCCTGTCTCTTCACTGTGGCCGAAACCAAATCAATCGTGTCCCCGACCACCTGTGGCGAGAACTCATTGAACTCTACCTGCAACGCTAAGCGCGCTGCGACGATGTTCTGAACGGCCCGGTTGTCGATCTGGGGCTGGAACATCGTGACGCCGTTCATCCAGCGCTTCCAAACTGTGCCTCGGAGGCCTGGGCCGAGGTACGTGTAGTAACCGGCCATGAGAATGTTGCGGACGAGCCGAACGGCGCGCTGCGCCTCGAGCGCGGCTCGCTCATCGCCAGGGGTGTGCCCTGCGCTGAAGTCGTCTTCGCTGAGGCCGTAGCCGTAGCAGTCGATGTGATACGTCCCGGTGCCCTTCTGGCGTTCGATGACGTTGCTGGCTCGTGGCTCGTAGTTGACGGAATCTAAGCTGACGTTGACGATCGGTGGATTGTCGAGCTGCTCGGTCTTCGGGTCGAGAAAGGAGCCCCACGGGTTGTTGCGCTCCAAAAACACACGCAGCTCCCACTCGCGCGGGTCCTTGGCGTCTGCGAGGGCGAGCGCCTTCTGTCCAGCGACCTCTGCGACCAGGATTGCGGCGATTTCGTCCCTGACGATTTCGCTCGTGTCCTGCTTGTCGATGAGGGTCGTGATGTTCATACGCGGTACGTTTCGAGGAAGCACACCACGACGCCGATGGCCTTGTCTGGCAGCGCTTCGGAAACTTTGAAAACGTGGGTGCCGCCCACGATGTCAGTGACTTGGATGACCCAGGGCTTGCTGGCTGAATCCTCAATGCCCCTTGGTACGTCCATTTGGGCATCCGTGAACCGGCAGATGGGGAGCGCGATGCTCGCCAGTCTGCCGGCCACGGCCTGTCCTGTGTCTGGGTCGATGGTTTGACCGATGTCGGTGTGAAAGCCGGTGAGCGCGAGCGTCAAGCCATCAGGGTCCGTGACCGTAACCGGCCACCCGAACTCGGAAGTGTTTTCCAAGAACGAGACGGCATCCTGACGTGCTTGCGCTCGAAGACTCACTTGGCGACCACCGCTCCACGGCTAACCAGCTCGTTGAGGAGATCGTCGCCGCCAATGGCGGAAGCGCGCACCTCATCCCCTGCTGTGTAGACGCGCCCGCCGAGGCTGAGGGATTTGCCCTCAGCGACGACGTGGCCCTTGGCAGCCGGCTTCGACGACTTCCTGGCCGCTGGCCTCTTCTTTGGTGGCGGCTTGGTGTCGGCCTGCTCTGGAGCCGGTTCGGGCTCTGGAGCTGCCTCGACCTCAGGCTCGGGCGCCTCTGGGTACTCCGACATTACGGAATCACGTCCAGGCAACCGAACGTGTCGATGGCGGTTGGGATGGTGAGCGGACGCGCTGCCACGCTGACCATGAGGTTTTCACGGTCTTCGGTGAGCCAGGCGTTCTGGATGAGGTCGAGCCCCCGCTCCCCGTCGCTGATGCGGCGAGGCATGAAGGGAAGCACTCTGCTGTCGAGGCTGCCGATGGAGGGGATGTTGCCGTAGGTCAGGTCGAGTCGACCGTCGCCCAGCATGATCACCTTGTCGGTCGCCACATAGGGAGTGAGCGCACCGCCGTTCGGGTCCTTGTAGAACTGGTCGTAGGACCAAATCTCGTAGGAGTATTGACCGGCGCTGATCATTCCGTGGAACGTGCCACCGAAGCCACGGAGCTCGGGAGCCACGATTTGGCCCAGCTCCATCCGTCGGTTGTCGAGGCGGTCGATGACCACCTGCGTCTTGAGAAAGCCGTCCAGTGCAGCGGTGCCCATGATCACGCGACGAGGCCGTGTTCGGCCGTTCTTGCGAATCTCGTTACCGAGGGATTCCAGGTCCCCGAGCGGATCGCCAGCGCCCGCCGCCCAGGTCGTTCCCACGGTCGGGAAATGGGCAACTTTGGGGCTGAAATCCATCGTGAAGACATTGTTGCCCGCGTCATCGGTGAGCGTAAGCGTGCCGGTCTGGAGGACCTGCGACGACATCAGCTCGATGGCGCGACGAATCTTCTGCTCGAGGCGACGAACGACATCCATCGAAGCCGCCATCGCGTTGGCCTGAAACACCGGATCGGTGAACGGGTCCACGCCTGGCTGACGCTTGTTCAGCTCGAACGCGCTGATGGTCCCAGACTCCTTGAACACGGGCGGCTTGAACCGCTTGTTCGTGTACACGGTGGCTTGGTTGTGACGAGGACCGACGGTGATGTCCTGAACCGCGACCGCGACCTCCTCGTCCTCGCGAAGAATGTCGAACTCGACCTCTTCGGAGTTGTGGAAGTTGCGTGGAGGGCTCGTGAAGAATCCCGAAAGGAACCTCGGCGTTTCCGTTACTTGCCGGTATGTCGGTAACAGCCGGACTGTGTCTGCGTTGCTCATTGTTTCCCCTTACTGGTTGTCCAGTTGACCGAGCTGCTCGACGCGATGCCCGACGATGTGGTTGTCCCGTAGAGTGTCCAAGACCTCTTGGTCCACGTTTGAGCCGTCACCATCGGCGTCGATGATGAGACGGTCGGCATTGACCTCGCCTGCCACGAGAACGCTTGAGGTGATGTCGCCAGCGCCCGCCGCAACCACTTCGTAGGTCAAAACGCCCGTAGCGATCCCGGTGATGTCGACGGCACCCTTCACGAAGACACCGTATTTGTTCGCGTCAGCGACCGTGCCCGCCAAAATGGTGCCAGCGACCAGCGTGTCCGCACCTGCGAACGTGATTGGAATCTGCTGGAACTTGGCGTCCTGCACGACGATTTGGCCTACGTCGATGTTCGTGATGACTGGATCAGCCATGTTGCACCCCCATGAGTTCCTCGAACTTGCTGAGGACCTGCTCCTTGAAATCGGAGGCCTCGTTCTTGGTGTCTGCGTTGTTCGTGGCAGCGGCAGCCGTGTCGCTGTCGTCCTGCCGTGCCTGTCGGTCGTTGCGATTCATGCCAGCGGCCATGTAGGTCGCCAGGAGCGATTGCGTCATCACGAGCCCGTCTCTGATGGCTTTGACGGCAGTCGTGATGTCACCCGACTGCTCTCCCATCGTGAGATGGGCACAGACGCGATCGCGTTCTTCACTTACGCCTTCCGCCACCGCCGCCTCGTAGACAGCCGGGTGCTGAAGCTTGAGTGTTTTCAAGTCCATGCCTTTGTCCTCTTCAGCCTGCAAAGCGGCTGCTTTGGTTTCCTGTGGTACAGCACGCAAGACCGGCCCTGCGATGCCATCGATCATGCCGAGACGCTCCGCTTCACCCGCGAGGAGCGTTGCGCCACGTCCGAACTTCTTTGAAACGGTGTCTGTCGACACCTTCCTGCCCTCCGCGACGGCATCGACGAACAGCTCGTTCACTGCGTCGAGGTGGCGAACGATGACCTCGCGACCTTCTTCGGTCGTCGGGTCTGGTCGCTTGTCTGGAGAATCCGTGTTGGTGAAGGTGATGGTGTTGCCTGGGACCTGCATGGTCATCGCCGTGCCGATGGAGCCGAAGGTGGCGGCGCGGTTGGAGGCAGTGATTTTCCCGGCCGTGACAGCGATGGCGTAGGCCGCCGACTGTGCCTGGCTTGCGCTCACACGCATGGGCTTCTTGAACGACTGAATGGCGCCGAGGGTGTCGAAGAGGCCGTCGACTTGGCCGCCTGGAGAATCCACGACCAGTTCGACGTCTTTGACCGATGCGTTGTTTTCGGCTGCGGCGAGCGCGTCTTGGATGCCCGCGTAGGTCGTGTTGGCGCCGCCAAAGAGAAACGCAAACAAGTCGGGCTCCTTGGTGAGCACGCCTTTGACCTCGATTTGGGCCGTGTCCCCCTTCATGGACAGCTCGCGTGGTGCGAGCGCCTCGGTCTTGCTGGTTTCCCAGGAAGCGCGCTGCTCTGGAGTGAACTCCATGCCCTTGCCGACGAGCTTGTCCCAGCGTTGGAGGTCCTGGAGCGCGTCTGCGCTGATGAGCCAAAGTGGGGTCATGATAATGCCGCTGTCCTTTCCCGATCCTCGTTGTCCGGGTCATCGAAGCGTTCGACCCCCAGCATGTCTTCCTCGCTCATCTCTGGCGGTTCGAGGATGTCGTTGACTTCTTTCTTCTGTTCGTTTTCGGTGCGGAGCTTCTTGATGTTTTGCGAGAACTTGGTGCCTGTCAGCTCACGTGAGGCCCTGTCGTTGCTGATCCAACCGTTCGCCACGAGAATCTCATAGCCGCGCGCCTGTTTGAAAATATCGGTGCTTGGCTTGATGTGGCCCGACCAATCGGAGCTCACCCAGGCCGTGTACTGGTCGTAGGCGGCTGGGTCGCGCCACGCCTCGAGAAGACCCGGCGCTGGAACCTTCCCCTGGAGCGTCTCGCTGAGGAGCCATTCCTCGTAGACACGGGCGCACAGCGCGCTGCCAAACTGCGTGCGGAAACGGTTGAGATACATCTTGAACTCGTTGATCGCGGCCTGGCTGGCTGAGTAGTTGTTGCTGAAGGCGAGTCGCAGAATCTCTGGGGGAATCTCGTTCGCCCAGGCGACCGTTTGAATCATGGCCTCCTCGAACTCACCAAACTTCTCGTCCGTGCCTTGGTTGTGGAAGCCTTGCGGCTCCTCGCCTGGCGCAAGCTCGTCAATGACCGTGCCTGGCATCAGCTCTGCCACGTTGAAGTTGCGAGCTACGCCCGTGCTGTCGGTCGTGACACCCGTGCCCTTGCGGACCGCGCCTCCGGTGATGGGCTTGGTGCCCATCTTGTCGCCGTCCTTTTTGATGAACATGGCCAACATGCTGTTGAGCACCGCCTTGCGTAGCGCCGCGTCGCGGTAGCGGTCGACTTCCCTGAGCGACTGCATGATGAGCGAGAGCATCGGCCGGCCGCGAACGTGGTCGAGACGCTTGTCGGTGCCGTAAATCATCCAAGCCAGTCGACGGCCGCTCTTTTCGCCCCATGCCGGTAGGCGCTTGTACGTCATGTCGTCTTGGAGAATCCAGTACGCCTGGTGCCGCCCCTGCTTATCAATCTCGACACCATGCAGGATGGTGTTGCCGCGCCTGGGCTGCGCAATTGGCGTACCCACGGACGACCCGTTGACGAGCTGGATGCGCGGGAGGCCGGTTCTGCGGTCTTGGTGTAGGACCACCAGCACATCGCCTGCGACCAGCGCCTCTTGCCGCGCCTTGGCCTGGAGTCCGCCGAACGTCTCCTGCTCGTTGTAGTCGCAGAGCTTTGGCGTCATGGCCCAGAGGTGGAATCGCGTTTCGACATCCTCGGACCAATCGGCGAGGGCGTCCTGCTGTTGCCCAAGGATAAGCTCCTGCGGCATCGCTTCCAGCTCGAGGCCGGTGTTGATTTCGTTCGTGACGAGTCGACGGATGAGCCCGCGCGCGTAGAGGTTCGTCTCGAACAGCTCGGCGCTGCGCAAGCGGAGCGTCCAGTAGTCGGCAATGAGGATGTTCGTGAGCCCGTAGCCCCCCGCGTACCGTTCGCCGTCGTCAAACTTCCACCGCGAGGGTGCGTTCGGGGTGAGCAGGTCTTGGAGCTGGATGACCGGCAAGGCAGCCGTGTCGTTGCGCGCTTTGAAGATGTTGGTGAACCACTCGAACATCAGACTGCCGGCCTCGCAACGACGACACCTGAGCCGTAGCGACGATTGCAAAGGTCTGCGAGGAGGCTGTAATAGCCTTCCAGCGTCTTGCGGGTTTCGGTGAGGTTGTTGCGGGTCACAATCTGACGTGTTTGGCCCGTGTCGATTTGGTAGGACGCCACGTTGTTGGCAGCCACGTCCAGGATTCCCTGCTCATATTGGACGATGACGCTCTTGACCCACGTGATGCGCTCGTCGAGGAAAGCGTTGTCGATCATCTCACGGCTCCTCGAAAAACAGCTTCTCGTCTTCGAGCAAATCGTAGAAGCTCGTCCAGTTGACGAACTCCATTTCTAGCTGCCCGCGACAGATGTTCCACGCAATCATGTCCAGCGCCGCGTTGGCGTAGATCAAAAGGTCCCATAGCTCGTTAGCCGCCCCCGAAGGACGGTGCCACTCAAATCCTACACGCTTCCCGGTGGTTTTCTCAATCCGTTCTCGTTTTGTTTCGACGGTCAGCTCCTTGAGCTGCTTGTCGGAGAGGTCCGTGGGGGCATTGAAGTGTCCCGTGGGCATGGTGCCCTCGGTGTCCCATCCTCGGCGCAGCGCAGCGCTCCAGCGGTCCTTGTAGAAGTCGACCGTGATGTTGTAGGCGAGCGTTCCCATCGGGGTCGTGTACTCGGCAAACTCCTTGATTGTGGCGCTTTTTGGCGCCGCATCGCGGCCTCGGATGGGGTAGACACCCATCTCGTACTCGCTGGCGAAGCGGTAGACATGGTCGGCGCGGTAGCCCGAGTCGATGAGGGTGAGCTGGAGCCGGTACACCTTCCCGTCGTCGGCGGTGTACGTGTGATGCTCGATCAGCTCCCGAAGCCGTCCCCATGTGGCGGGGTCATCGAGCTGCTCGGTGTCGCCTTCGAACTTCCAGTAGTCGATGACGAACACGCGACGGCCTCGGCACCAGCCAAACGTGGCCACGCTGAGGTTGTCTTTGTGAACGTCGACTGTGCAAACAACTAGCAGAACTGGGCTCGTGGTGTGCGCGAGGGCGTACTGATTGGGGATTTCCCCAATGCGGTAGACGCTGCGTCGGTGCTCGCTGACGTGGCTGAATCGAATCTTCTCACCACGGAGCTCGAACGGCTGGCCGAGGACGTTGTTGTAGAACACCTGGAGCTGACCGAGGTCCTTCGGCCGGTTTGCCTCGACATCCCAGGCGTCGAGCCAGGTCTGCACGCAGGTCGTCCAGGACTGCATCCCGACGGGGCTGTAGAGCGCGCTGAGGTGGTAGCTGCGGGTGTGGGGATTGACCGGGACGGCCGTGGGGCGCCATTCGGCTCCGTGGTCAGGAGACAAGAGTCGTGTTTTGTCGTCGTTTGTGTGTGCATGTCCGCACGCCTCGCACAGGTAGCGCACGGAGTCCTGCACGAGCCGGTTGTCCTTGATCACCCACACAATCCCGGTGATTTCGCCCGTGTCCGGGTTCGTCCGGCGCCAGCGGAGCGGCTGTGCATGTCCGCAGCCGAGGCAGCAGACAAAGTATTGGCGCTGGTCGCCGGCCAGGTAGCGCTTGTGGATTTTGCTCATGCCTTTGACGAGCGGCGTGCTCATGTCGGCAATCTTCCGGCTCGTCTCGTAGGCGGCGGTTCGGTCGGTGGAGAGCTTGATGGGGTCGCCATCTTTGCCGACCGTGTCCGGCCAGCCGTCGATTTCGTCCCGGAGCAGGATTTGGATGGAGATGGACCGGAGCTTGTTGGCGCTCTGCGCTCCGAAGGGCACGAGGAACCCGCCGCCGACCCATTCGATGCGCTTGTCGGTCTTTCCGCTTTTGCGGGTGCTCATCGTGTCGCTCGACTTGATGAGGTGGGTCAGCTCCGAGTGTTGGAGCATCGGCGTGATGTAGGAGTCCATTCGGAGCTTGGCTAGCTCTGCATCTGCGGTGACGAGCATCATGGGCGCGGTTTTGATGTGCTCGATCGCGTACCCGATGGCGTTCTCGAGGATGCCCACCGTCGCGCCGATCTGGACGCCTTTCATGAGCGCGATTTCGCGCACCGGGCTTTCCATGCTCATGCAATCGAGAATCTCTTTGAGGTACGGCGTCACGTCGAAACGGAAGTACCCAGGCATCGCAGAGAGCTGTGGCGGCAGGTAACGCTTTGCCTCAGCCCACTGACTTGGCGTCAGGACCTCGATGGACGTGGAGATGCCGTCGAGCGCATCGCGCAGCCAGACGCGCTGGTCACGCTCCGGGTCGAACGTGTCGAAACGATCCCAACCCGGATCGTGTAGAACCTCCTCAGTTGAGGAGTTCTGGTGCGCTCTCGCCTTGAGCCTCTGCGCTTTCTTCAGCGCCAGCTCG